CAGTGAAGTCGTCACGACCGTTGCGCAGCGCCAGCTGCTCCATCGCGGTCACGATCAGCAGCTTGCGCTCGGCCGGGTCGGTGGGCTCGGCGCTGGGTGCCTTGGGCTCTTCGGGGATCTCGCTCTCAGGCACGCCGCCGGCAGCCAGCACCTCGTCGTACATCGACGGCGGCACGTGGGTCGGGACGTCCTTCTCGAAGCGGATGGAATGGCCGGAGGTGGACGTGAGCACACGGCCCCGGCGCATGGTGAACTTCATGGCGGTCCTTGTTGTGAGGCGGTTGATGGAAGAGCAGGGCCCGCAGGCCCTGCTCGATCACCCGGCTTACGCCGGGATCACTTCGTCGACGGTGCCGACGGTGATGTACTCCACCGTCAGGTGCGCCTTGCCGGCGGTGCACACGTCCGCGTTCGTGATGCCGACGCGGATGTTCAGGCCGTCGGTGTTCACGAACCCCGTCGGGGTCAGCGCGGTGCGCGCCGCGGCCTTCTTGTCGGCCGAGGCCAGGTAGCGACCCGCCGAACCGGAGTCGCCCACCGTCATGGTGTACGACGCCGTGTCGAACGCGGTCTCCACCACCAGGTCGCCACCGACCACCACCGAGTTCGGCGGCAGGTTGATGACGTCCCACGACGTCGCGCTGACGTTGGTCAGACCGAAGTCGGCGCTGGCGCCGGCGGTGTTGACCATGGTGTCGTTGAAGTTCCAGGTGAAGCGCGCGGTCTTGACACGCTGCGCGCCGCGGGTGGCTTTCAGAGTGGCCATTTTTCAGCCTCCTTATTGCGCCACGTAGCAGCTGATCACGCCGAAGTCTTCGACGTTGCCGCTCTCGTAGATGTTGCCGAACTTCGGCTTGAGGAAGCCGAGGATCTTGCCGACGGAGATGCCCTGCTGGTTGTCGTAATCGAAGCCCTTCTCGTTCCACTCGGGCGCGCCGATGTCGGCCATGCCCAGCGCCTGGGCGCCGCAGAACAGAACCTGGCAGCCGTCGATCGTGCCGTCACCCCACTTGCTGCCCGAGGCTGCGCCGGAGGTGTTGAACACGTGACGGAACTCGTGCAGGTAGATGCCGTCGATCTTGACCGAGGTGCCGGTGAACAGCTCGTTGCCGTTGCCGCGCTCTTGCGAGTGCCGCAGGTTCAGCATGTAGTTGCTGTCCATCTTCAGCTTGGCCATCGCCGTCGGCGTGAGGAAGGCGTGGAACGTCTCGTCGCCGTTGCCGTCCTTGATGCCGCGGATGTACTTCTCCTTGGCGTACGCCTTCAGCTTCACGAACATCTCCCAGGTCGGGGTGTCCGCGGCCACCAGGTCGGAGGTGGCGGCGCCGGAGGTGATGAGGCCGGAGGTGGCGTCCCAGCGGGTCTTGCGGGCAGTCGACGGAGCGGCCACGTCGGCGGCGAACTCCAGGAACTGCAGGTCGCTGCCGGTGCGGGCCGCGCCGTTGTTCTTGAAGGCGTACGACACGCCCGACAGGGTCAGGAAGGCCAGCTGGTCCATGCGGTCGGCCAGCCAGTAGGCCAGCACGTCGCGCGAGTTCTTGCGGAACTCGACGATCGACTTCTGGTTGGCCATCTTGCCTTCGTGGCGGTTGGCGTGACGCAGCTGGTCGATGCGGATGACCTGGTCGAAGGTCTGCATCGCCTCTTCGTTGCCTTCCAGCGTGCGGTCGCCCGCGACGCCGTCGCCGGTCAGGTCGGCCAGCAGCGTGATCACAGCGCGAGCGCCCTTTTCGGACTGCTTCAGCTCGGTGATGTGCTGGATCATCGAGTTCGGGCCATCGCCCAGGAACTTGTTGATGAACGCGTAGTTGCGCGCGTTCTTCCACAGGTCCATCGACCAAGCGGTTTTCTGCTCGGAGGTCAACAGACCGAAGTTGGTCAATGCCATTTGGGCACTCCCAGTCGAAGTTAGAGATGACTCATGGCTCGACGGATGTCGCTCCGACTGGCGAGGTGTTGCGGGGCTGTCGCGCCCGCCGGCGTCTTAGATCGAAATGTAGTCGAAAAAAGAGCCGCTTGACAAGCGGCTCTTGAAAGAGGGTCTGGACCCCCTGGAGGAGACAAGCAGAGAAACACGAGTCGCTGAGAACGGCTCGCTTCGATCTTACTTCGATCCTAGACCTGCGGGCAATCGTTTTCGACGATGCAGATGCGTCCCGCGCGTCCGGTGCCCGCCAAGTCGGCCTTGCGCTCGACGGCCCTGCCCTCGCAGTACGCGCGCCCCAGCTCGGTCAAGCGCCACGTGGCCGACGTGCCACGTGGCCTGTGGCGGTCGGAGACCGGTACGGCGAGCCCATGGGCCCGGGCAACGCGCAAGGCGTCCTGCGTGGTTGTCAGGCCCACCGTGACGTCTTCGAAGGCGTCACGGGTGCCCTCGCCGCCGATGGCGTACAGGCGCTTCACGAGGATGCGCCATGCAGCCACCTGCTCAGTCCTCCTGCTCCAGCGGGAACGCCACGATGGGCGCCGCGTAGTGCCGCGGTCGCTCGGCCTTGAATACGTCAGCTGCGGCCCGGTTGCGGAACAGCGGCACCCCCATGTGGCACACCGGCGGCGAGCCGTCGGGGAACACGGTCGTGTTGACGAAGACCTTGGACTCGTCCAGGTCCTTCGGGTTGGCCACGTATGTGACCACGCCCGGGTGCTCGCTGTGGCCCGCACTGAACGGGCCCTGGACGACGATCGACATGCCGAGGTAGGGTTTCACAGCTCATCCCCCCGGAGCCTGGCCAGCTCCTTCTCGTCGAGCTTGGCGAAGTCGGCCTGGCTCAGCTTCATCACGTCGACCGCCTTCGCGTCGTTGTTGTCCGAGCCGACACGGGCGGTACTGGGCGGCTGCTTGCCAGCCACCTCGGCGTTCTTCTTGCGCTGCGCGGCGGCACGGTCGGCGGCGACCTTCTTCGCGACGTCGTCCTTGTCCACGCGCGCCTCGGACTCCACGGCGCGCTCCTGGGCCTTGGTCTCGGGCTCGCCCAGCACGTACTTGACCGCGCGCTGCAGGGCCTTGGACGGCGGATAGCCGCGCGCCAGGAACGACTGGTGCAGGTCCAGCACCTCGTCGTACTTGGCCTGGTCGTAGTCGTCGTGGTCGGGGTTGAGCTGCGGGAAGGCGGCCTCCACGCGCTCCAGTGTCATGTCGTAGCGCACCCGCTCGGCCGCGCGCGCCTCGGCCGCCTGGATCTCCATGGTGGCCTGCTTCTGCACGATGCCGCGCTCGGCCTTGCGGATCTTGGCCATCAGCTCGCTGGCCTTGTCCAGCTCGCCCTCGCCCAGCAGCTTGGCGTACTGCTGCTCCATCTTGAGCAGCTCGTTCTCGGCCTCGGTGATGTCCTCGTTGATCGCTGCGACCTGCTGGCCCTGCTTGTAGCGCTGCAGCTCCTCTTCGAGCTTGGCGCGCGCGGCGCGCTCGCGCTCGATGATCTCCTTGTGGCGCTTGAGCGGGATGCGCGAGTCCTTGCCCTTGGGCTTCTTCTCGTCCTCGTCCTTCTTCTCCTCGTCCTCGTCGTCGGCTTTCGGGTCTTCCTCGGACTCGTCGTCACCCAGGACGAGCTTCTTCTCGTCGTCGGTGGGCTCGTCGGTCGCGCCCTTCTTGGCGTCGGCGCCAGTGGGCTCGAAGTCGTCGCCGAAGTCGGCGCCGCCGCCGGCGTCAGCCTCGCCGGCCGGCGCCAGATAGGGGTGCAAGAGCTTCTTGATGAGCATGAGGGGTCCTTGAGGTCAGAAGGTGAAGACGATGCGCAGCCACAGCGGCCACGCGAGCAGGAAGAAGAGCATGGTCAGCAGTCCTCGGGGGCGATCGTGGTGACCGGGCGGGTCGTGCCGTTGTAGACACCCTCGCCCTTGATGTCATAGAAGATGAACGGGAACGGCCCGCTGTGCGACGTGCCCGCAGGTGCCTCGCCCCTGAGGATGGCGCTGCACTCCCAGCGCCAGTGCATGCCGCAGTCCCTCGGGTACGCCAGGCCGGCGCCGCAGTCGCAGCGGTTCTTCGCCGCGTAGAGCAGCTCGTCGTCGCTGAAGCCGGGGTGCAGCGACGACGGGCCTTTGCGCGCAAGGGACTCGGCGCGCGACTCGACTTCGTTGGCGCGAGCAGCGCGCTCCTGGCGTCGCCGCTCGTGGATGGCGTCGGCCGCGGCGAGGATCTCGTCGTCGGTCATGCGGCGTCCTCAGCAGCGTCGAGGGCAAGAGCGCCGGCAGCTGCGAGGTCAGCACGAAGCTCGGCACGGGCTTCTGGGCTCATTGCCGCAATTGCGTCGGCGCGCTGGAGGTGACTGCGCAGCTCGTAGCCCATCAGCGGCCAGATCTTGTTGACCGCGTTCTGGCGGGCGATCTTGCGGCCGATCTCGGCGTCGAAGTTCTCAGGGCTGGCGCAGGCCGACTCGCCGGTGACGGTGAAGCCGTTGGCCAGCACCAGCACGCAGAAGGTCAGTAGGTCGAGCGCACGAGGGGGCGCGACGTTCGGCGGGACGTTGATGACCCGCCCTGGCTGTCCGGCGTACTCGATCGCATCGCCGGCGGTGAAGTAGTGCTCGCTGGCGATGTTGCGCTCAATGTCGGCCGGCGTGACGCGCGGCGCGGTCAGGCCCTTGGCCACGATCTGATGCTCGATGCTGGCATCGTCACCAGTGCCGGATTGAACTCGGTGCATGCGTCACTTCTCCTTGGGGTTGGCGGGCTGCTGGCCCTGGGGGTTGGAAGCCGCCTGGGCGGCCTGCTGGACACGAATCTGGCGCTCGGTGGCCGCTTGCTCGGCCTTCAGCGCCGCGTCTTGCTGGGCCTGCTCGCGCTCCAGCTGCATCTTGTGGTGCAGCTCCTGGTAGTCGAGCTGGACCTGGTGTTGGAACTTTCGGTCCTCCAGCGCGATGTCGGCCTCGACCTCGCGCTCCTTGGCCGCCGCGCCGTTGTCCTCCGGCGGCGTGATGGCCTCCTTGTGGGCCTTCACGCGCTCGGTCTCGGTCTTGGCCTGGCGCAGCTGCGCGTCGGCGTGCTTGCCGGCGGCCTCGCCTTCGAGCTTGCTGACCTCGGCTTCCTGCGCGCGGCGCTGCAGCTCGGCCTGCTCCTGCGCCTCGGGCGAGTTCTGGTCGCCCTGCATCTGCTTCAAGATCTCGCTCTTGCGCATCAGGCGGCTGTTCTCGATCAGCACCGTGTCGGGGATGGGCACGCCCAGCTCCTTCAGCGCCACGGCCTGGTCGAACTGGCTGTCCTCCAGGGTCTCGCGCTGCGGCACCGAGCTCACCACCACGTCGTACTCGCCCAGGGTCAGGTCGTTGAGAACCTCCCCCGTGGCCGGGTCCGCCTGGTTCACGCGGAACGTCTCGTGGTCGCCGGTGAGCTTGTCGTGCGTGATCGTGAGGATGCGCTCCTCGGTGTAGAACTCCTGCACCAGATCGAGCACGTTGCGCGCGAGGATGAAGTCGGTGCGGGTGAGCGAGTCCAGCGGCTTGACGATGTTCGTCTGGGCAGCCTGGCGCTTGGCCTGGATCGCCTTGGCGGCCACGTCCTCGCGGTCGAAGCCCTGGACGCTGTCGGGCACGCCGGAGATCGACTTGATGTGCTCCTCGGCCTTGTACGACACGCGGTCCAGGCCGGTGGGCATCGCGTTCGGGGTGATCTTCTCGATCGCGTTGGCGACGTCGTCGCTGACCTCGATCACCACGCCCGTCTCGGCGCCGCGAAGGGTTAGCTCCTCGACCGACATGTTGACCAGCGAGCCGGCCTTGACGATGTAGCCGGAGTTGGCCGTCGTGTTGATGACGTGCAGCTCCTGGCTGGAGACCTTGTTGAGCAGCTCCTGCGGGCCCAACAGGTTCTCCACCAGGCCGATCGTGCGGCCGTGGCGGAAGTACGGGAAGTACGGCACCACGGTGAAGTGCTTGTACGGGCTCCAGTCGTCGTGCAGCACGACGTTGCCGGCGATCACGCACCAGCGGATGCGGCGCACGAGCTTGGGCACCACCTGCAGCCCGATGTTGTCGACGAACCAGGCGATCTTGTTGCGGTCCCAGCTGTCGGGGATCGGGCGCATGTCGCCGGTCTGCGGCGCCAGGAACCACTTCTGGCGGTCCAGCTGGCGGTACTGCCGCTCGATGACCCGCACGTTGCGCAGCACGTTGGAGTCGTCGTAGGTGCCGGTGTAGTTCGGGTTGCGCGGGTTGCCACCGAAGCGATCGCGCGACCAGTCCATCGCGTCGAGCACGTACGGCCCGGCGTTGTCCTTGTTGCGCAGCAGCTCGGCGTCGTCCTTGGAGTACAGAACCGCGATGTCATCGGCCGTGAGCCACTTCGTGATGAACACGTCGGCCCAGGTGTCGGGGTCGTAGTCGTCCGCGTCGGCGTCGACCATGACGTTCTTCGGATTCAGCTTCTCGACGCGGACCTCGCCCTGCATCGAGTCGGTGAAGTCGATGCGCACGTCCAGGAACCCGCGGCTGGTGATGCAGCCATCGGCGAACAGGTCCGAGCGCTTCCAGTCGAGCTGGTTGTTGTCGGAGATCTGCTTGAAGACCTTGGTGAGTACCTCGGCGGTCTCGGCCGGCGCGCCCGAGCGGGGTCGAAATGCGATCTCGCTACGGTTGTAGATCTGCTCGCCCATCACGTTGGCGATGGTCGACAAGATCTTGTTGATCGTCAGCGCCGGGCGCTTGGCGGCCTTCAGCGCGGCCACGTCCTGCGGCGCCCATTGCTGGCCGGCAAAGAACATCTCGCACTGGTCGGCCTTGAGCACGAAGTTCTTGTGCCCGCCGGTGTCGCGCAGGTAGACGTAGCGGTTCCAGATCTTCTCGGTCAGCGCGGTGTCGATGGGCATGGCTATGCGAGCTGGGTGAGCTTGTAGATCGCTCGGTCGCACACCGAGGTGATTTCGTCGACGAGGTTCTCCAGCTCGCGCTGGCCTTTGCAGACACCCGTCCGGTTGGAATGGAGCCACTCACGCAGCTCGGCGATCGGCGCCAGGCCGCCTTTGGGCAGCGGCACGTCGGGGAAGTTCTTGACCGGGCCGAACACACCCTGGAAGGACTCGATGAAGGCGTCGGCCTTGTCGATCACGTCCTCGTAAAACGCCTCCAGCGCGACGTGCTGGGCGTAGCTCTTCGTGGTGAGGTGGGCGAAGTGCGCCGCGGTGCGCACGGCGAACACGCGGGCGACCAGCTCGGCGGCCTGCGTGCTCACTGCGCGGCTCCGTTCTGAAGGAGCCGGTCGCTACACACGATCGTGCCAGGCGGGAAGTCGCTCGCTTCGAGTCGGTACGGCATCACACCGTCGTAGCGCGGGCGCCACCACTTCGATGGCGGCGGCATCTCCGGCAGGTTGTCGATGAGGTCCTGCAGGTTCGGTGCCGGATGCGCCTTCTGCGCCGGCGGCGCGGGCTGCTTGCCGACCTCGTCGAGCTGCTTCTTGATGCGCTCCCAGCGCTCGGCGTTGGGCGGCTCGTCGCCGAGCGCGTCAGCCACGCCGGCCAGCCAGGTGCAGAAGTCGTGCGGGGTCAACGCTGCTTCTCCCCGGCGTAGCGGATCTGGAAGATGAGCGTCTTGACGGCCATCGCGACCGGGGTGAGCTTGAATGGGGCTCGAAGCACTGGAGGACTCCTTCACGCGGACATGTGGCTCAAGCCACCGCCGCCTACGCCGCGCAGACGGTCTTTCCACGACTTCGGCTGGGGCGCCTGGGCCTTGCGCGGCGGTTCCTTGCCCATCGCCAGCTGAGTCATCCAGGCCAGCGAGTCGACGCAGTCGTCGTGGACGCCGGCCGGGAAGCGCAGCATCTCGGCCCTGACCACGTCGTACCAGCTCGCCTGGTCGTTGAAGCTCACCATGCCCTGCTGCATGCGCCCTTGCAGGGGCCGGGCGCGCGCCATCTTGTCGGTGATCGGCTTCAGGACCTCGATGGCCGGGTAGATGCGCCGCTCGCGCATGCGCTTCTTCAGAAGCGAGTCGATCGCGCGGTAGATCTGCCCATCCTCGAAGCCCAGAATCAGGGTCGGACTGTACCACTTCGTAGTGAGATCCAAAATAGATTCCACGATGAAGAAGGCATCCCCGGACTTGAAGCGCACCACCTCGGCGACGTGCAGCACGTCGTCGGTGTCCTGCAGCCCGACGGTGCCGACCGTGTAGTCGTTCTGCTTCTTCTCGCTGATCGCAAAGTCCCACGCGATATACACGCGCGACTCCTTGCGGCTGGGAATCTGCCCGCGGCGAAACTGGTCCTTGGTGAAATAGCTGCCGTCGTCGGGGACGGGGTTCTGCTGGTATAGCGCCGACCACCAACGGCCGTCCGTGCCGTCACCTTTTCGGTTCAGCGCGCGAATCTTGGCGAGTTTCTTCGTGTCGTAGCGGCTGGGGTGCAGCGCGTCGCCTTTTCGGCGCAGCAGCCTGGCTGTCGGGGGCGGAGTTTCCTCGGCCGGCAGGCGCAAGATACTGCCGTCCTCGGCCAGATACTCGTCGTTTTCCGCCAGCGCCGGGTACTTGATGACCTCGAACTGGTCGACGTCCTCGTCGTCGATACCCGCGTTGGCCATCATCTGCTGGAGCCGCCCGGCCAGGTCGTCGTCGTGCCACCAGGTCTGGATCACCAGCACGCCGCCGCCGGGCGCCAGGCGCGTGTAGGCGGTCGACAGATACCACTCCCAGATCTTCTCGCGCGCATCGGCCGAGTCGGCTTCCTCGGCGTTCTTCACCGGGTCGTCGATCACCAGCACGTGCGCGCCCTTGCCGGTGATCGGGCCGCCGATGCCCGCGGCCACGTAGCCGCCGCGCCGGTTGTGGATGCCCCACTCCTCGGTCGAACCGTTGTTCGGGTCGATCCGCGTGTCGGCGAACACCGTCTGGTAGCTCGGGTCCTCGATGATCTGCTTGACCTTGCGCGAGAACCCCATCGCCAGGCTCAGGTTGTACGAGCAGGCGATGAACTCGTGGTCGGGGTATCGGCCCAGGTGCCACGGGGGGAAGTTCTTGCTCGCCAGCTCGCTCTTGCCGTGCCGCGGGGGCATCAGCAGCATGAGGCGCGGGCTCTTGCCGGCCGCCACGTCGTCGCTGAACTTCTCCAGGCGGCGGCAGATGTCCTCGTGCACCCAGCCCGCGTCGTAGCGGTCGTTCAGCCGCTGCACGAAGGGCAGCAGGCGCCGGCGCGACAGGATGCGGCTGGCCATCTCCTTCTCGACGGCCAGGCGCTTCGGGTTCAGCGGCGGCAGCGGGGCGGTGTTCTCTTCGGAGGCCCTGGCGTGGGCCAGCTGCGCCTCGTAATCGGGGTCAAAACGGGATGGCTCCTGGCCGAGCGTCTCGGATGGCGTCTGCGATGTCGGCGAAGGCAGCTCCGTCTCGGTCGTAGTGGGTGCAGAGGTACTCGACGGCTTGCTTCGCATCGAGCGGGCTGTGGCAGTAACCCCAGATTGCTTCGACGGCGTCGTTTCGCCAGCAGTCGTACGGCTCGTCGCGCTCGCGCGCTTCTTCGCTGGGGTACTCGATGCCTTTTTCGTCGAAGTACGAGCCTTCATCACTCGTCCTCGTCGCTGTCATCGTCGTGAATCTCCTGTTCGAGCAGGTTTCCACCCTCTTGCGCGATGAGTTTGAGCAGGTCCTGGTCCGACAGCCGGTTCAGGCGCTCGAAAACGACGTTTCCGGTGATGTTGAGGTCGATTTTCTTCTGCACGGGCTCGTAGTACCCGCACATCTTGCCGATTTCACGCCAGCCCGAAATGATGGCGCCGGGCTCGGCCATCAGTTTGGCCATCTCGATGCCTTCGAGCAGCCCATCCATGACCTTTTTTCGGGTCATGCCGGCCGATTCCTCGAATTTCTTCTTCTCGATGTCCAGCGCGCGGCGGATGTTGGGCTGCTCGACAACCCGGTAGCCACTCTCGCCGTGCGAATACCCGGCGCGCACGGCGGCGGTCTTGACTGACTCGCCCTTGGCCAGCTCGCGCACGAACGCACGCTGCTTCGTGGTGAGCGGCGTGTCGACGGTCACTGGGGTCTGGCCGCGACCACGCTGGGGGAAATCGACCTCCTTCGGCATGGGGCGCGATCTTAGATCGTTTTTCGATTTTGCAAAAAATTTTGGGTTTCGAGCCTGGAAGAAGGGGGCGGGGGTCTGCCTCTTTTTGTGGCAGGGGGAAGGGACGTTTGGAGGCGTGGTGACGAGGGTGTGAGTCTCTCCTCCCCCGTCGCCACGAAGCCGTACCCACTTCGGATTCGGATTCGGCGCGGGGAAGAAGCATTCTTTGCCCACCCCAGGGCTCGCAAACACCGCGAGCCCTGGTCGATCCGCCTGGCGTGTTCTTCAACCTCGTCAGGAGATCGACATGCGTCGCATCTGCATCGCCATCATCGTGGCTGCCTCTGCAGCCTACGGCTTCCTGGTGTTCGACCAGGTCTACACGCGCTTCAACAGCGCCCGTGCCCTGCACGTCTCGGCCGTGGAGGTCGAGCAATGAAGCGCCTGACCAACGCACAGCTGCTGCAGCAGCTCGGTGCCGAACGGCACAACCACGAGCTGACGCTCGCGAAGCTCGAATCGGCGCAAGCCGAGATCGTCGCGCTGCGCGGCCAGCTCAACGAAGCGCAGCTCGAACTGGCGGGGCTGAAGGTGCGGGCGAAGCTCGACGCACCTGCGCCGCAAGCACAGCCGCGCCCGACTGTCAAGCCTTCGAAGCGCATCTTCGAGTTCGATCCGGGTAAACCCGGTGATTACGCGCGTGCTTCGCGGCTTGCGCGGGAGCAAGGCGGCCTGGTTCGCCGGGCAACTACGTAATGCCTTACGTAGTGGTAGCCATGGGGATGGCGACGTAATCGCGCCGCTTCCCCGCTGCATTCCAACCTTTTTTGGAGGTAATCATGGCCGCTTGCCGTCCATGGACCGACCGCGTCTACACGCTGCGTCGCGTCCTCTCGCTCGACTTGCTGGACTCGCCGTCGCTGGGCTTCACCTGGCGCGGCCACCAGCACGTCATTCAGACCTCGCATCTGACCGATGCCGAGCTGCTCGCCGTGCCGGCCCTGGCCGACACGCAATGGCGTTACATGCGCACCACGCACGAGTGGATTCCGGTGTTCGAGCTGGTCTCGCCCGTCGAAGACCTGCTGCGCTGCCTCGACATCGTGCTGTACCACGACTCCGTGTGGGACTGCCACGACACGATGGTCACGCCCAAGGGCCATCCACGCGAGCTGTTCATCGGCGAGCACATCCAGCAGACGTTCGTTCGCCAACTCTGCTGAAAACCACAAACCGGGCAAAAACCGCCCGGCTTGTTCGATCCGCTGTCTCTTGTCCTTCAACCCTTTAGGAGCAACTCATGCCCACCACCATCACCGCCACCAAGACCGTTCGCCGTCCTGCCAAGAAGGCCACCGTCACGCAAGCCGAGCTGCACGACGAAGTGCAAGGCTCGCGCTTGTGGCAGCAGTACCTCGACGCCAAGGACGCGCTGTTCAGCCACCTCAAGGTGCCGACCTGGGGTCGTGTCGTCTGCTCGTTCCTGGCCAGCGTGCTCGCCGGCATGGGCGCCGGCTGGGGCATCTCGATCGTCACCGACATCGTCATGTACGGTGCGATCGCGCTCACCGGCTCGGCTACGTTCGCCATGGTCATCTGGTGCATCGGCCTGGTGCTGGCCATCTACGCCAGCGTCTGCGCCTCGCAGTCCGCGTTCCAGTACATCGCTTCCAAGCGCATCGACGAGCACTGGAACACCGCCACCAGCACCGTCAAGGGCTGGTTCACTCGCCGCACGGTGGAGGCAGCATGATTGACGACAGCCGTGCGCCCCTGCTCATCGACATGCTCGAGACCGTGGAGCCTGATACCGACGAACAGTTCGCTGACACCCTCGGCATGTTCACCATGGGCGGTGACATCGAAGTCAAGGAGCAACCGAAATGATCTCGATGGGCCTGTGCGTTGCGCTCGGGCTCATCGTGATGTTCTGCAAGCTCTCTTGGCGCAAGCGACTGTGGTGCCTGTCGCACCCGCTTGCGCTGGACATCTCGGTGTTCACGCTCGTGAGCGTCCTGCACTGGGGCACGTTCAGCGGAATGATGGTCGCAGCCGTCGCCGCGCTCGCGTGCTCCATGTGCATCTCCACCGGCAGGTGGCTGTTCGGCTACATCAAGGCCGGACGCTACTTCCCGGGTCGCATCAACATCCTCGACAAGATCGGAGGCTAACCATGGATCAAGCTCAACTCACCGACACGCAAGCAAGCGTGGCCACCAAGTCCACCGCCACGCTGCTCGCGCTGTTTGCCTGCGTCGGCATGGAACTCCAAGCTCGCGCTGACGGCACTCCTGTCGAAAGCGTTGCGCCCGATGACATTGCCGATCTCGCACGCGTGTTCGGCGTCAAAGAGGTGCCGGCATGAAGCTCCACATCCTTCTCATTGGTCGGCAGCGCGTGCGCACGCTGTCGATCGAGCTCGTCGCCGACCACGCTTGGTGGCTCGGCGCCGCTGCACTCGTCATCGCGGCGATCTACCTGGTGCGCACATGGCCCGCGTAGCTTTCGTCCGCGTTCGATTTTCTTCGTTCGATCTACCGGAGAACTGCCATGACCAATTCGAGCTAGAGCTGCGTTCCGACTCCGACGACCCCGTGTTCGACGAGATCGCTGAGCGCGAGGAAGAACTCGGCTATCCGCTGGCTCTGGAAAGGAGGTTCTCACCTACCTGAAGCAACAGCACTCCGCCCGGTAGTGCGCGATGAAACCGGGCACCCTCAACCAACCACCTGAACCACCATGACCACCTACCTCAAGCCCACTCCCGTCCCTCTGTCCATCGACGAGTACCTGGACACCATCAGCGACGAGCGCGTGCTCCAAGTCGCAACCACGGCCGTGTACAACGCTGCGTCCTCGCGCATCGCGTACATCGGCCTGGGGATGGCTGCACAGGTCATCTCCGCGCATCGCAACCTGGCCGACGGCTCGACCATCACCATGTCCGAGGCCATCGAGACCGTCAACGGCATGGAGTTCCGCGGCCAGATCCTCAGCGACATGGGCGGTGACTACGTCTCGCGCGCATTGCTGGTGCGCAACCTCGCGCTCGTCAAGCAGCGCATGGAAGACCGCATCCGCATGCACTGGCCGGAGTTCGCCGGTCGATCGCTGATGGATGAACTCATGCGCACGGCCGAACCACGGCTAGTGCGCGCCGGCGACGTCGACGCAATCTACGAGCACTTCGACAAGGAGCTCGCACGCGAAGACATCATCCGTGGTCTGCAGCAAGACGCCGAGACCGAAGCCGCACGCAACCGCGCACGCATCGACATCGCGCACAAGCTGCTGGTTGCCAGCAACGAGTGCTTGGTCGAAGGCACCAACCGCGCCAGCGATCTCACCGAGCCCAACCTCACATCCGACGACGAACGCCGCTTGCTCGAACGCATCGAGCCTGCGCTCAAGCGTTTCGAGGTCGAGTGCCTGGCCGGCAAGGCGCGTGGCTTCTCCAACTCGATCGAGCGTCTCGCCTCCGCTCGCACATCCAAGGACGCACGCGCTGTCCTCGTGCGCACGCTGGCTCATTCGCGCTTCCACGAAGACGCCGGCGCTGCACCTGGTCTGAAGCCCGAGGTGCCGGTCAACGTCACCAGCAACGCGACGCACGACGCGCGCTACCTGGAGTCGATGACCAAGTTCTGAACCATACAGGCCCTGCGGGGCCTGCCTTCCAACCTTCCATCCAATCGTCAACAAACCCTTATAAGGACACTTCATCGTCTAAATACATACTCAATACTATATCTCTACTACTTCTTATATACATGTTTATAGATTGGAATGTAAGAGTAGAAGAGTCCTTAGAAATCAACAACTTAGGCGCTTCCAACCAGCCAAAGTCTGGTGTCGCTTCCTCTGCGATCGTTGTTCGATCTACACTAGGCGCCCACCTTGAGGCCCACGTCACATGAAGCTGCACTTCCTCGAAGCCTCCGTCCCCCTGACCAAAACGTACGAACAACGGCAGGGCGTGATCGTCAAGACCCCCTACCCGCACGTGTACGAAGTGACCTCGCATGACGAGGACGTGCGCGATCTGCGTGGGTTCGAGGCTGCGCTGAAACATCACGCCAAGCTCAACCACTGCCTGCTCAAAGGCGCCTTGCACCGCACGCTGAAGTCCGAATCGCGTGCCGGCTCCACCGACGCCAACGACGCCACCGAGTGGATCTGCCTGGACATCGACGGGCTGCCTGAAACGACGGACGTCGATGGCAAGACTGCCGAGGTCACCGTCGACGACGTGCTGTTCCTGCTGGGCCTGACCGACGTCTCGTACGTGGTGCAGTGGTCCGCGTCGTACGGCATCGAGAACAAGTCCCTGCGTGCCCACGTCTTCATGCTGCTGGACAAGCCCGTGCCGGCCACGCAGCTCAAGCAGTGGCTCATGGGCCTGAACTTCACCACCGAGTTCCTGCGCGACAATATGTCGCTGACCAAGACCGGCAACTCGCTGCACTGGCCGCTGGACGTCAGCGCCTGCCAGAACGACAAGCTGGTCTACATCGCGCCGCCCGTACTCAAGACCGGCGTCAAGGATCCGCTGAAGAACACGCCGCGCATCCATCTCGTGCGCAAGACCAACGAGCGGTTGAAGATCGACAAGATCCCGCTCGCCGCCAAGAACCGCGATGCCATGGCCAGGCGCATCGACGAGCTGCGCGACGCCGAGGGTCTGCCCAAGAAGAAGCAGGTCTTCAAGATGCACGGCAGCATCGAGGTGCTCGCCAAGCCCGACGCCTGCACGCTCACGGACATCAAGCAAGAGCGCGGCTTCGTCTACCTGAACTTGAACGGCGGGGACTCCTGGGGCTACTACCACCCCGAGAACAACCCCGAGTTCATCTACAACTTCAAGGGCGAGCCCACCTACCTCACCAAGGAACTGCTGCCCGAGTACTGGAGCCAGCTGCAGCAGCAGTCGACACACGTCGACTCCGATGGCATCTTGAAGCTGGCCTTCGTCGACCCGGCCAGCGACCGCTACTACCGCGGCACGTACGACCAGAAGACCGACCACCTCGCGTTGGAGACTACGAAGTCGAGCAAGACGCTGCTGGACTTCGCCAAGTCCAACGGCATCGTGCTGCCGGACAACATCATCCCCGAGTGGCGTCTGGTGTTCGACCCGCACGATGCCGTGCGCGTAGACGTCGACAACCGCGTCATCAACACCTTCAGCCTGACGCCGTACATGCGCCAGGAGGCCAAGGCGATCACGCAGATCCCCAAGACGATCAAGAAGGTGATCCATCACGTGTGCGGCTCGGACGACGAGTCATTCGACTACTACATCAACTGGCTGGCCTACGTGCTGCAAGAGCGCGACCGCCCGCTCACCGCCTGGGTCTTCCACGGCGTGCCGGGCACGGGCAAGGGCACGCTGGTGGCCAAAATCCTGCGCCCGCTGTTCGGCACCGAGCACACTAAGGTCATCCGCATGAAGGACCTGGACGAGAAGTACAACAAGTTCATGGACAAGTCGCTCATGGTCGTCGTCGAAGAGGTCGAGACCAGCGCCTTGGCCAACGAGCGTGGTGCCATGGCCGACCTGCGCCTTTACATCACCGACGAAGTGGTGCCGCTGCGCGACATGTACGCCACGCCGCGCGACGTGCGCAATTACACCGCTTGGCAGTTCCACTCCAACGCAAGTGCGCCTGTACGAGTCACGAAGGATGACCGGCGTTTCAACGTGGCCAAGTACCAGCCCGTCAAGCTGGAGATGACCGACCGTGAGCGAGACTCCATCGAGCGTGAGCTGCAGGGCTTTCACGACTACCTGATGACGTACACCGTGGACCGCGAGAAGGTGTTCAAGGTGCTAGAGAACGCCGACCGTGAGAAGCTGGTGGACCTGACCGAGTCGTCGATCGACTCCGTGGTTGACGCGCTGGCCAAGGGCAATATGGAGTTCTTCATCGACCAGCTGCCCACCGACGAGCGCTACCTCGGCAACATGTCGGCGGCCAACCGCGTGAACGACTACAAGGCGATCGTCAAGTCCCTGCTTGAACGCACCGAGATGCGCGGGGGCGAATGCAAAATCGCCCGCGATGAGCTGCGTGTGCTGTTCGACTACTGCGTGGGCAAGATTCCCGACACGCCGAACAAATTCACCTCGCTGCTCAAGCACCATCGGCTGGTGGTCGGCAAGGTGTGGTTGGACGGCAAAAGCGTCAACGGCATCAAGGTCAACTGGGTCGACCTGAAGAACTGGCCCACTTACAAGCGCCACTTCGAGCCGGCGCCCAAGGCACAGATGCAGAGGGTGAAATGATCCCCGACTACGACAAGTGCAAGGACGACAACGACTGGATCGCCAAGCTCGACGCAGTGACGTTGTCCCCCACTGAAGCACTGCGGCTGGTGGTCGAGTACGACGCCTTCCTTGGCTACGACCACTACTACAAGGACATACGCGCTGCGGTCATGCGCGCTGTGGAGCGTAGCGCCGCTTCCGCCATGACCGAGCAGCGCGCTCGCGAGATCCTGGGCGACACGCTCAACGCCGAGATCATCGAAGAAATGAAGTCTCGCTTCACTGCCGACCAGCTCGAAGCGATCGCCTGGTGGATGCGCAACAAGGAGATCAAGTGAACCAGTACTACATCCTCAACGGCCAGACCCCCATCCCGTGCATCGACGTGAGCACGTTCAGTAGGTGGTTCGAGAATGCAGACCGCCAGGTCTGCGTCGACATCATCGACGGCGTGCGCGTGTCCACGGTCTTCCTCGGCCTCGACCATCGCTGGGGCGAAGGCCCGCCGCTGCTGTTCGAGACCATGATCTTCGGCGGCGAGCACGACCAGTACCAGAACCGCTACAGCACCTGGGCCGAAGCCGTCGAAGGCCACGCCAAGGCGCTCGCGCTGGTCAAGGGGTCGAAATGACCACTGAAGCCGAGCTGCGCGAACTGCTGGAGCTGGCCGCCAAGGCGGCGGGCGATTTGATTGGCTTCGACCCGGACGGGTCTTGCCACATCGGCATCCCCGGAACGTCGGAAATGCTGCCCTGGAACCCCCTCACCGACGACGGCGACGCGCTGCGCCTGGCGGTGAGGCTGGGGATGTCAAGCATTCTTGGAGAGGTCTGGGTCATCGAGCGGACTTCAATCAGCGAGTACGAGCGCGACTCCAACGCCGCCACCCGCATGGCCATCCTGCGCGCAGCCGCGGAGATCGGCAGGAGGATGGAGTGACCACCGAGCTGAAGCATGCAACGTACATCGGCCCGCCGGTCGGCTGGAATATGCAGCCTGGCATGACGGCGCTGATCCGCCCCAGCGCAACACCTGACAAGGTGCTCGCTCAGTTCGATGCCTTCCACGCCCAGCGCGCCGGCCAGGACCTGGCGTGGGACTGGCACGAGTTCAACGCAACTGACTTCGAGGTGAACGAATGACCACCACCGATCGCCGCTTCCGCCTGCCCTCGTACCGTGCGCTGCAGGCCAGCCAAGCTCACGCCAAGCTGCTCGCCGACTCGATCGAGTACTTCGAGAAGCACAACCACACGCGTCCCGACGGCACGGTCAAGCGCGACCACGCATCGAACGGCTTCACGGCGCGCGCGTGCGCGCAAGCCACCACCGCCCTGCTTAAGTCCGAGCCCAAGGTCGACGATCGCACAACGATCGAAGTGGGCGGCCTGGTGCGCGTGAAGCCGGAGCACACCGAACGCCTCAAGAAGTACAACACGC